CCAGTGGATATTATATCATGAATTTGTTCAATTTACAAGCATTGATAATGCAGTGTTTATGCGGATTGTTGAACTTTTTGAACACAGAAGGAAGGGTTAAAACCCAGTGGTTAGTAACACATTAGTAACAAATATTTTATCCAACCAATGTCAAATCTGATAGCTTTACAGGTGACATAATTGCATATTTACCTGTGGTATCTTTGTTGATAACAACCCTGTCACCACTCATGGAATGTACAATCCAAGTCAAAGGATATACCCATGACTGGAACTTTGTTGTCTTACCATACACATTTGCGTTCTGTTTGATTTTGACTTTACTTCCAACCTTAATTTCAGGTTTTGTCTTTTGTGTTTCAGATGCAACAGGTGTTCCACTTTCGGTTGTAATGTAAACATCAAATCCTTTTGCCTTTAACTTTGCAGCCATAGCATCAGCATTTGTTTTTACACTGAAAGCACCAACTTGAACCTTATACAGTCCATTGACTTTGACCATATAGGTATCAAATCCTGCTGCCTTTACTTTTGCAAGTAACGCATCTGCATTTGACTTCACACTGAATGCACCAGTCTGAACCCTATACAGAACCCCAGGATTGACCTGTGGGGGTTTTTCTTTTGTATCTTGACCAAAGTGTTGTGCAATCACTTTTGCTTCTTCTACCGCCAATTTTTGAAGGTTAGCATCCACAATAAGGAATGCTGAATCCTTAATATTGGTATGGAATCCATGTTCAACAATAAAAGCTGCTTTGCATCCACTTTGTGCTGCTGCCCTAATTACACCATAGTAATCAGCACCACTGGATGATGCCCTTGTTAAGCTTCCCCTGTAATAATGCCCCATTACTTCGGATACCTTTTTTCCAAGCTTATCAGCAAATACTTTGTTGTTAGCATCTGTCAAAGAATAGTATATGACTGAACCTGTTGGTTTTGTGTCAGAAGCACTTGCAGGTGCATTACTGTGAAGGGATATAAACATTGCAGAACCATTCTTTCCTGCTGTTTGCCCTCTTGCTGAAAGGGAAGGGTCATCATTCAAATTTGGTCTTGTTGTTACAACTTCAAAACCATACTTTTCAAGTTCCGTTTTCAGGAAATTTGCAAGCTTCCACATTTGTGTTCCTTCATAGTAACCCTTTTGTGGGGGATAGGGGTTTCCAGTCCTACCATGCCCAGGGTCAAGTGTGATTTTTATTGCCATAATTATTCACCATCACTTTCATCTTGTGTGGTTGTTTCTGCTTTTACCCTTGCAGCATCAACCATTCCTTCACCGATTATGTAAGCAATCAGTGTAGATGCTGCTGTGATAAGTCCAACCACCTGTTCAATGGTTAAATCATTCACACCAAAAGCAACCATGATTGCAGTTACAAAACCAATGACTGCTGCCCAAAACTTTCTACTGGTCAGCTTCTGTTTCCAATTGATTTTCATTGTTTTCACCATCTTTCTTTACTTTGGATTTTTTAATACTTGAAAGCATCCACAGTTCCCCTGTTGTGAAGGTAAACCATGCACCAATTAAAGTCATTGGTTCACTTCCTGTTCTTACGAATGCATACAAAACAGCAGCAGTGAAAACTGTGTTCAGAATAATAACCAAGGTCACAATGAACTTGGAAAATCTGTTCTTTTTCTTACTCATTTGAAACATCACCTTTGAATACAGTTTTGTTCAGAACTTTCACTTGCTGTTCAACCTTGATAAGTCTTTCCCTGGATTCCTTAATGTCAGCTTTGACATTGGTCATTTCTGATTTGATTTCAGCAATGCCCATTCCTATGTTTTCAAGCTTCACAATCACAGTGGTCAACTGTGCTGCATCATGTTGGTCATCCTTTTTACTGTTTCTTCTCATGTTTGTTATCCCTTGATAGATTCCAAATGCCAATGAAACACCTGAAATCAGAAGGGCAACTTCAATTGTCATATAGACAGTACCCCCTTTCATAGAATAAACCCCTGACAAGCCACCATTTGACCTGTGAGGGGTTTTTACTCATGGGGGTATGTCTTTATACCCCCTAATGATTTCAAGTGCTATTCAACCGCCAAATCACCGCAGTCAATGTCAATTAGAACCTGTCTGACCTGTTCCTTAATCAAAGCAGGTACTTCTGCAAAAGTCTTTTTTCCTTTCACAATCAAAGTTGCGTATACAACTGCCATGTCCTTCACATCCTTTCTGAATAAAAATAATAAAAGCAGTTTAAGCATTTGAATCAGCATCCAATATTGCTTGAACTGCTTCTTTTAGATTTTCAGGAACATCATCAATGGTTTTAAGACCCTTCCTGATAAGGTCTGCATAAACTTTTGCCATAATGGTTCACCGTTCCTTTCTTGTTAAGGTATAATCAGTTCATACACTTCAACCAGTGCAAGTTGTGTGTCAGTCAATTGAGTGTCCAACATTCGGATATATTCATCTTTGGTATATTGAACCATGTTGAATTCCCAACCGCTGAACATTTCTTCACCAACAGTTTCTTCTACTGGTTGGATGTTTGAATGTACCCAAACACTGCTTTCATCAATGACCATTGGTTCAGGTTTCACTGTGCTTCTTTGCCTTCCATAATCAATCATTTCGTTCACACTACCTTTCCTTTAATATTTTTGATATAGTATTCATCCGCATATTTTTGAATAGGGTCAATGTACTTCATTGTCAACCTGTAACTGTCACAATGCATCAACCAACCCTTGTAAGAATTGATTGAACACCATTCTGAAAAATTCATTTCTTGACCGCTTTCCACCTTCTTTCTGATTCTCACCATTTTAGCTTTCATTTGTTTACATGTGGATTTTCTCAATAGTGAATACCCCAAGAAGATTCTATAACCAACAAAATCAATGCCCCTTTTGAAAGTGGGAAACACCTGCCAGTTTTCTTTGATGGACAGTTTAAGTTCCGTTCTGAAATATTCTTCAATGTCCTTTCTTAACTGATGCAAGTATTCTTTTGAACTTGCCAGTATAACAATGTCATCCATGTAACGATAATAATACTTAACACCTTTCACTTCTTTCAACCAGTGGTCAAAGGATGACAAATAATAGTTTCCACTGTACTGTGAAAGGTAATTTCCAATAGGTATGCCTTTGTCACCTGGTGTTGAATCAATA